CCGGCCGTGCGTGAGGCGCTGGAGAAGTTCTGCGAAGAAGACGGCGAGTTTGCGCAGGCCGTGGCGCAGGGCGGGAGCTTCCCGGAGTGCATGAAGGCTGTGGCCAAAGGCGTGGGCGGGAGCATATCGGATATTGAGGCGTACCGCCGGGCGGTGCAGTTCTACTTCCCGGGCGCGGAGATCGAGGTGCAGATGCACGTGCGGCTGTGCAGCGATGACGCGAAGCCGGAGGGCCTGCTGCTGAAGCTGGACGATTTCTTCGGGGTGTGAGCCATGCGGTATCTGAAATGCAACCTGCCGCCGGAGCGGCACGAGGAGATCCTGGGGAAGTTCTGGCACTACCCAACGCAGGAGGAAGAGGACGCAGTGCACGATTTGTTCACACCGCACGTGTTTTTCGAGACCTATGGCAACGAACGCGAGGCATGGGCAACGTGCTGCCGCCAGCATGGGATCATTGGCAAGCGCGGGCCGAAGCACGGCAGCGAGGGAAACTGCCCGTTTTGCGGGCAGGTGGCCGTGTGGAACGCCATCGGAAAGTATGGAGAGCAGATGCGCTCCCTGCGGGAGAGCGAGCACGTGGCATTCTTGCGCCGGGACGGCGAGACACTGCTGATTGAGGCGATGCAGATCGAGATCAGCTACACGAAGGGCCTGATCTATGACGGCATCTACTACGACATGAACTGCTGGGGGCAGAAAGCCTACTATCTCGCGCCGGGAACGGTGCAGATGTGGGAGCGGACACGGGAATGGAGCTGCGGAGAGTGGACGCTGCCGTACTGGAAGGCGAAGGCCACAGTGTCAGAGCCGTTTCAGCCGAACATGATGGGCTGGGCGTGCTATCAGGGCGACTATACCGTGATCGGCACGGACGCGCTGAGCGAGACGAAGGCGTGGCGATACTGCCAGATCGAGGACTGGATGCGCTACGAGATCGCGCAAAGCTGGGAAGAAGAGCCGGTGAAGTGGGCTGTGACGTATCTGGCGGCTTACGCGATGTGGCCGCAGATCGAAATGGCCGTGAAGCTCGGCCTCGGCGACGCGGTGACACAGCTTGTAGTGAGCGGCGTGAAAAACGCGCGAATCCTGAACTGGAGTGCGCGAAATCCGGCAGACTTTATGCGAATGAGAAAGCAGGAGGCGCGCGCCTGGCTGCAGTCTGGCGGAGACTTTGAGACGCTGAGAAGCTGGCGGGAGACCGCGCCGGAGCTGACACCGGATGTGTACATCCATCTCTGCCGGCAGCTCGGCGGGGGACGGATGGTGGAAGCGTGCAAGGAGTGCGCGGAGACGGCCGGAATGAAGCTGGAAAAGGCGGCACGATATGCCGAGAGCAAGACGGGCGTGCAGCTGTGGGTGGACTATCTGCGCATGGCGCGCGAGCTGGACTATGACCTGACGGAGGCGACGGTGGCCATGCCGAAGGATCTGCGGGAGCGGCACGACGCGGCGGCTGAGCTGCTGGAGATCCGGAAGGACCAGGCCGCCACTGCGGCCTATGCGAAGCGGTATAAGAAGCTGTGCCGGAAATATGAATTTGCTCTGAGCGGCTTGCGCATCGTGGTGCCGAAGAGCGGCAGCGAGATCGTGCGCGAGGGCAAGACGCTGCACCACTGTGTGGGCGGCTACGCCGCGCGGCACATGAACGGGAAGACGACGATCCTGTTTCTGAGGCACGAGAAGCGGCCGGAGCGACCGTGGATGACCATCGAGCTGACAGGGAAGGACACGATCCGCCAGATCCACGGATACAAGAACGAGGACTATAACCATGCGCAGGACCCGGAGGAGCGGTACGCGTGGTTTCTGGATGCATGGCTCGGCTGGGTGCACGTAGGCAGCCGCCGCGACAAGCAGAAGCAGCCAATACTGGAAGCAAAGGAGAAAACGGCATGAATGAACTGACAAGGACGCCGGAGACTGTGGGCGCGGAGATCCGCGGTCTGACGGCGCAGGCAAAGCAGATGACGCTGTGGTTCGGCATCGAGATCGGCCGCCGCCTGTGCGAGGCGAAGGAGATGATCGGCCACGGGGAGTGGCTGCCGTACCTGAAGGCGCAGACGGAATTCAGCCAGAGCACGGCATCGCGCTTTATGACGCTGTACCGCGAATACGGGGCGCAGCAGCAGACCCTTTTCGGGGCGGAATCAAATTACCCAACGTTGAATAATTTGAGTATTTCCAATGCTTTGCGGCTGCTCGCACT